AATCAGTTTGTTTACAATCAATAAAATAAAACTTATTCTATTGGTTGCTTTTTCTAAATCTTTGCGAGCACAACGAATTTCATTTTGTGCTTTGGCTATTTCTGGAAGTAGAGCATCCAGTAAATCTTCTTCTCTTTTGTTATCTAAGAGGTCCATAAATCTTCTTCCTTTGTATTTAATCAGAGAAACAAAATAAGGGCATGAAATGCCCTTATTGTGCTTTCTATTCTAGTTATTAACTAGCTGAGAAAATGTATTCACCAGTAACAATGATGTTAATTGGTGTTACCCAGACTGGAGCTGTAGCAGTAATGCTTGGCTCTAATCCAGTGATATATCCTTGTCCGCGAACAATGATATTCTCAGTTGCGGCATCACCACTTGCGCCAGTAGTAGGACTAGCTACGCTTTGGAAATGAATTTCAAAAGCTAGTTTAGTCTTGTACTTAGACAAGTAGGCTAGACCTAAGTTTGTTGCTGTATCGCTAGCACCAGATCCGCCCATTACACCTGTTGAGCCACCTGCACCAAAGAAACTTACTGGATCTACTACTAGATTCATGTTAATTTCGTTAGTTGCAGTTGTTGGAACTTGATACTTAGCTGTACTATCTAATTGACTCCAAGAATGGATGTCGTTTGCGTTTTTCATCTTTACATCGATTAACGCTGGAATTGACAACTTGCCAGTGCCTAAGGCGATAGCAGTTGGAACTCCGTTTGTCAATGTAATGGTACTGGCATCAGCACGGTCGATATTAACAACGATCTGTGTTACCGAGTTACCTGGTTGTGGGTTAATGTATGACATTATTTTTTCCTTTTATTGTGGTATTAATTTTACGAAGTGGAACAAGAATTCAGTAACTAGAGCATCTTCCATAAAGTGAGTCTGAACAGTTACTAAGCGTTGTGTAACGCCCTGAACATTAAGCTCAGGTGTAAGTCTTGCATCCTTTATGGTTTGTACAATAGTTTCATAATTCGGTAACACTTGCTTGGCATCAGTTACGAGGAACGCACGGATATTTGTATGTTCTTGTGTTGCGCCACTTCCATCAAGAGCGTTGATTGCAGTTATTTGATTAACTTGGTCAACATCCACATAAATGTGTTTTTTATTCTTAATATAAATGGGGTCACGATCATTGATATATGGCAATGTGGTGGCAATGATAGCAGGAGTTAGACTCACTCTATTCATTTGAAGATAATCAACAATGGCTTGTCTCATTATCGATTTCTATGTAAACGCATTGCACCAGGTTTTTTTTCACTAGCAGTGATAGAACCCTGGTTTAGTATATCATACCAATCACCTGCATTGATCAATTCCTCGAACAATGCTTGATATCTCTGTTGGTAAAATCCAATCTTAGCTCGCTCTGCATTATCTTCTTTACTAAAATCAGCGACCTTAGGAAGAATAAAATAATACAATGTGTAGTACACGCAGAGGTCAGTGAAATCTGCTTGTCTAACTAAAATTTGATTGGGATTTACATCAGGAACATCGCTAGCACTAGTAAAACTAGGACTAACAGTTTCCTGAAGGTATAAATCTCTCCACCAATCGGAATATTTGATAGCATACAAAATGCGTTGAGTCCCTTTTATTAGAAGTTCCTCAACGACATCATCCGTGAGGCCTTCGTTGTTCTCAAACACACGCTGATCTGTATCAAGAACATCTTGGTACTCAGCGAAGCTGATAACATTTCCAGAATTATCTGTTATGAAGGCCATCTTATTTCCTATTAATTGATTTGAGCGTCAGCTGTAATACGAACACCGTGTAATGTATTCAATACAGTAGCACCTGCAACAGCTTTCAATACAACATCAGTTGCACGGTATGCTGGTAGATACAATGTGTTCATGTCGATAGAACCACGCATTGCGTGACCTAAAGCTGTACGAGCAAAAACAGCGTTGATACTATCTGTACCACTTACTGTTACCAATGCGCTTTCATAAATCTCAACACCAGCTAGTGTGCCAATGTAGAAACCACGCAATACATCATTACCCAAATCACTTGGATTAACTAGACCACTCGCACCAGCATATGGAAGAGTTGCTGTCAAGTTTTTCTTTAAGTTGTAAGCAGCCGCTGGATGAACAACAGCATAGAATGGGCCTGTCAAACGAGCGGCACGCAATGTAGCGGCAGCTCTTAGAATGTCACCAACAACTAACTCATGTCCTGAAGCACCTAGGTCATCATATGTGTTGAAATTGGTGAATTGGCTGAACACTTGACGGTCCATAGATTCAGCAATAGCACGACCAGATTGGTCACCTAATTGGCTGAATACATCGCTGTAAGCAGAATCACGGATCATGTCTGTGATCTGATGGTAAACCACATGCTCTTGAAGAGTAATTGTGGCTGCGTTTGTGTTTGTTTGATGTGCTGGACTTGCTGATTCGTCAGCGATCAAGTCAGCTGTAACACGATCCCAAACTGGAACTTGTAAGTTCTTACCAGAATGGATTGGAGCATCGAAAACAGTAACCAATTGACGAGCAACTGATGTTTCATATGCTTGGTATTGCGCCTGAGTAACCAGGTTGGCAAACAATTCGCTGTTAAGCGAGGTATTAATGTTTGATGGATATGCCATGATAAAATTTCCTTATTTTATATTTTCTTTTGAGCCATAGCCTGCGCATAAATTTTTCTGTGTGCGGCCAAACTCATGTCTAATTTTGTAATATCAATCCCTTCACTAGGACCTTGATTGATATTACTTCTACTATTGACTGTAGCAGGAGTGGCCGACACAAAGTGCGGATTCGAATCCAGGAATTCTCGCACTAAATCATCCACTTCCAAAGGTTCGCCGCGATCGTTGTAACGAACGACTCCTCTATGGTCTACTACTTCAACTTCTCCATCACCATTTAATCGAACATTATTAATTAACAATGCTTTAACTTGATCAGCGTTCACAGCACGATACTTGGCAGCGGCACTGATTAAAGGACTATTAACTTTATAATCTCGGATGATAGAGTCCCTTTTTTGGATCTCTTGATCCTTTTTAGCGGCAAGTTCTTGTAGAGTCTTTTCAAACTCTCCACGCTTCATCTGATCTTTGGTGCGGCGTAATTCCGCTTCCTCTTTCAGCTGTCGAAGTTCTTCTGGATCGCCCAAATCCTCGTAAGGTTTTGTAGCTTTCTTCAATATTTTGCTCTTCATACGAGCCATCATATCGTCGACTTCTTTTTGTGTGTAAGATCTTGTCTCTTGTTGTGCCTGGCTTTCGCTACCTTGTAGCATCGCGTCAGTTGCGTTTTCTGTTGCCATGTTTTTATATGAGTCCATGTACCTCTCGCCTCCCTTTAGAGTAATAGTATATTTATTAATATCGGCTTTAGACCGGTACTAAATGGTAGATTAACCGCCTCTACCTTGTTTACGCATTGGCATACTGTGATTCATACTAGCACGAGTGCCATGATAATTCTTTTGTCCTGGTGCGGCTCCTTTAGAGCGAGCAATAGCACCTATAACACCTGCTGGTACACCTGCGGCTTTAAGTTGTGCGGCACGACCACCATGGCCTAAAGCGTTTGATTTACCTTCGAATTTTCCTGTTTTCTTAGTATCCATGATACTCTCCTTATTTGTAACTTTCATCTGGAGTTTCTGGCTTGCCTAACTTGGCCCAGAACTTATCCTGTTCTGGTGTAGGTAAACTAGATTCCAACTTCCAGCATAATGTATGAAGTTTCTTTAAGTAATGGGCTAGAATGTCTTGAAGACCATAGGCCTTAACTTCTGGAAGCATTTCATAAACTTCATTTGCACAATTAATCAAGGTATCTATATCATCATAAAGAATCTTGATCATTTCTTCTGCATTGGGCGCTACTGTTTCATCTTTAATGTCTGCTAAAGCTAATACTCTAGTAAGGCTAAAAGGAACAACCTCGTGAAGTGTTCTTAAACCTTCTCCTATAGTATCAATTTCTCTGTAGAGTTCTTCATAAACATGTTTGAAAAGGTGATGATTACCTAAAAACCCATATCCTACAACATTGACATGAAATCCATGCGCTTTAGTATAGAGTATAAAGTTATTAGCCCAAAGGCGTTTTGTTGCGTCTTCTAATTTGCTCATAATTTTTTCTTCTTTATTCCTTCAGCGTGTCTTAAATCATGGCTGTGTAAAAATTTGCCATCTTTCTTGGGAACTTCTCCAGCTTGTTCAGCAACACGAGCGGCTACCAAGCGATTGACTACACGACCATTATTAAGTTCAAATTCATGTTTTGCACCTTTTGCATCCTTGCCTGCCTTCTTAATAAGTTCAGCATGACTCCAAGCAGGACTAGGAGCCTCAATAACCTTACCAGATCTTTCAAGAATAGCAGGAACTTTGACGGTCAAAGGTTTATTCATTGTTATGTCTCTTTAACACACGAGTTTTATCAGTATGTGTTTTAGGTTTATGTGCAGTATTCAAAGCAATGGCCACAGCTTGATTATGTGGTTTGCCTGCTGCCATTTCAGTAGCAATATTCTGACCTATAGTCTTTGCTGATGAACCTTGTTTTAATGGCATAATCGTTCCTTAAGCGTATGTATCAGGTGATTGTTCACCTTCAACATGTAGCACTTGGCCTTTACGGTCATAGATTTTACTTGTATAACCATCCTTGTGCTCATTCTTTAGAAAGTTACGGGCATCTTCTTCACGAGTAAAGAAGCGTTCTATGGTTTCTAACCTACCGGCTATCCATTTTTGAATCTGTACTTTGTGATTAGTGACCATAATTCTTATTTCTTAGCCCAGAATTTTTCGTCGCCACCTTGGTGATCTTCAATACCTTTTAGCATTTCGCCAGAATGTACTGGACTATAGCTTGGATTTAGATCATGATCAGGGCCGATCTTTCCATTCATACGAGTCATATCAGCTGTAACAGTTGGGATTGACAATTTTGTATCATTTGGGATCGATACTTTTGCTGGAGAACCTTGACCATATTGTAATGGTTGGTTTCCGTTTGGGTTTACTCCGTTTGGTAACATTGGCATTTTAGCCTCCTTTAGTTGGTTTTAATGGATTTGGCCCCACTTTAGGTGGCCAATTTACATACAAAGGTTTCTTGACAGGATCAACCTTATCAGGAAAATTGTATCTCTTTGCTTCGGCGCTTTGTAAGGCACCATACATCTTGTCGCTATTAGGACCATAGCTGTCAATCATTTGTTCAGGCATACGCTCGCCCTTGGTTCGCCAATTCAAAGCCTGAGCTGGATTACCCATATCAGTTTCTGTAAATGGTTTACCAGGAACAATCATAGGAGCACCTTGGCGTCCCATAGGTGGTTCATAGTTGGGGCCAGCAAATAAGTTCATTTCATTTTGATGCCAATCCGTAGGCACAGTATTGCCACTGTGCATATCGATCTGAACACCAGCACGGATTCGCTCCCGGGCATTTTTAGTTACATTCTTAGCTGTAAAATTAATTGGATTTTGTAAAGGATTCTTAGCCATTAGGTTGGACTCCCTGCATTACGACCTGCGCCTGCTGTGGTCATTCTTAAGTTAGGCGCATTCAATGTTGTTTTACCTGTAGGTTGTGTAGATACCTTAATGTTACCATATTCATCAACAGTAGCAGGGCCAGCGGCGCTAGGTTCAACTTCATCAACATTGTAATTGCTAACTTCGCGTTTTAATTCTGCTTCATCCAGGCTAGGGCCTGCGGCTTCTATAGATAAATCTTCAGCTAGTAATTCAATTAACTTGCGATCAATCATAGCAAGAACATCTGGACTTGTAGCACTAGCCTTAGCAACCTGCAATTTAGTGTATTCAGCGTTCTTATCCTGTATACCATAACTATCTTGATACTTAACAGTACCTGTCCAATCCCTAGCTTGATACATAGCAAAGATCTTCCACATTTCTGTTTCAGCATCTTCTAAGTTACCGGCCATCTCAGCTAATTTGGCATTGAGCAATTGGAATTCAGTGGCCATTGCAACACCACT